TCTTACAACACAGTTGACTCTTATAAAATATGGAAATACACAATAATGGATACTGCAGGCTTAACTAATCCTCTATTCTTTGTCGGTGTCGTTGAAAACATCGAAGATAAAAGACACGAAGGACGTGTACAAGTTCGTGCGTTTGGTACACACGGTACAAATAAAGAAATCGAAACACCAGATCTACCTTGGGCAATTTGTGTGCAAGGAAATTATGACCCAAATAATCCACCACCCCCGCTAAATTCTTTTGTTTGGGGAGTGTTTATGGATGGTCGTAATGCTCAACACCCAATGATTTTAGGTTTAATTCCTTCACAATACGTACAAGAACACGACCCCGCCAAAGCAGGTTGGGGTGTAATTCCAGAAAAAGATGGAAAGGTTCAAGCAAAAGGAATGACTCCACAAGACATAGGTCTGCCACAACAATCTAGATTGGCAACTGGTGAAAACTTAAATGAGACTTATATTCCTACTCAAGAATTAAATAGAGTTCACGACCAAAAGGTTGGTGGACAAACTGATACTTGGGCCGAACCTGGTTCTGCATACGCTGCAAAATATCCATATAATAGAGTAATAGAAACAGCCTCACATAGTATTGAATTGGATGACTCGCCAGGTGGTGAGCGAATTATGATTAACCATAAATCTGGTGCATATATTCAAATTGATTCCAAAGGTACAGTAACCGAACGTGCTGAAGCAGACAGATATGAGATTAACATTGGCACCAAGCATGAGTCGTCTGGTCATTCGTCAGTTACGATCAATGGTAACGCGCATGTGTATGTGAAAGGTAACAAGACAGAAGAGATAGAAGGCGACTATCGTATGCTTGTGCATGGTAACGCCGAATTTGGTGTCGGTGGCCAAATGAATCTAAATGGTGGTGAACAAGTTCAAATCCGAGGCGGTGATGTTAAGATTGATGCTAACGTAGGTGTGTTAAATCTCTTCGGCAAGGAAAGTATTGTTGCTGACGGGGGTGAGCAAGTTATTGTCACAGGACAAAACGTGAATATCACATCATTACTTGATATGGAATTATATTCGACCCTTGGCATGAAACTTACATGTATTAATGATTTAACTGCAAGTAGTAATGATGTCAATTTTAATGTTGGCTTTAAAGGCTTTAATATTTGGGGTATTGGTAACACAACCATTGATACACCACTTGTTAAATCCATTGGTGTAATACAAGCTACTGCTGTATCTTCTCTCAGAGGAGATTTTGCAACATTGGGTGCTCCATTGCCAATTAGTACATCGCCGGGAAGTCCTTGTGCTCCTGGTCCTGGAAGAACACCTCCATTAAATATACCTTCAGGTCTATTCTTTACTTTACCAGAATTAAATTTTGCAATCCCTGCATTATTTGCTGGCTCTCAAACTAAAATGCCAGAACCACCATCCAAATCTACTAACATAATGCCGGGTGGTTATTTTGCAATGGGTTGGGCTGCTGGTTTTGTTTCTCCTATTGAAGATGAAGCAACTGATATTGTTAGTAAAATTAAGGAGATATTATTCTAATGGCAACCTCAAATTGTATTGATGTAACCGACCAAGTCACAATGAATAAACTCGGCCTTGCTGCTGGGGTTAATTCAAATGATAAAGGCGAATATACGTTAAATCAGATTGATGTTTTCGCACAGCAATTAATTGAAAATATGGAATCAGATAAGATAGATAATCCTATTGGCATTCTATATAATCAATATGGTGACGATTTATATAAAGCAAGTGATTATATAAACGCATTACAAAATACTCTTACTAATGGCGATTATCCTTCCTTAGATAGAAGATGGTCAACCGGTAATATTACACTTATAGAATTTGCAGATTTTACCAGGGCTTATAACTATACACCAAATGGTATTTTAACTGGTGATTTAACAAAACTTGCCAGATCATTAGATTCATATTATGCTGATACGTTTGACCAAAGTGGCCTAGGTGGTTTCTGTGCATTAATGCCACAAATCTTTGGACAGATTGATGCCTTCTTTGATTTGGTTGGTCAAATTGATGCTGCGATATCAGATACACTAGAAACTATTAGAAAAATCAGATCATATAAATTCTTTTCAAAGGAAGCAGAAAAGAAACTTGTCAAACAACTTATAGAAGAACTTAAAAAGAAAGTTGAAGATGTAATTGACGATATTATCCAAGAGGTTCAGGACGCAATAGAAAACTTTAGTATTACTGATATAATAGGTGATATAGAAACCTTTTATAATAAAAATATAGCAAAACCTGTAATGACAGCAGCGTCACAATCTTGTGCTTTCTTCACTAAGGAAAATAAAAAGACATTTAAAGAAAAAATACTTGCATTAATTGACTATGCTGTCAGTTTATTTGAAAGCCCTAACTTGGAAGCTATTCAGATGATGATTGCTCGTTTCTGTGCCTTGGTTTCTAATATGGAAGCGTTGGTTCGAGACATTAAAAAGCCTTTAGATGATTATACATTACGATTTACCACAATTACAAATAGACTTAAAACAATTTCAAATGTCAATACATCCACCGCAATAAGAGCAGGAGCCATAAGATATTCTCCAGCTGTTCGGAAAGATAAAATAAATAGATTAGAGGCACGTTGGACTGACCCTGGAGGTGGTAATTTTACTCCGTCAGGCAATGCGCCGACAAATGTGCCAGAACCAACAGCTGCTGAATATGGCGATCTTCCACCTTGTGGTCAAGTTTTCTCGGGTGCAAATGATAAGATAAAACTTGAAGGCGACTGGATGGACGAAAAGGAAGGAGTTGGTATCTACGGATATACAAGAATCGACCTTGATGTTAAAGTTTATTTAATGAGAGTTCATAAAGAATTAGGTGGTACGTTTACCATTAATTATGGTTGGACCAGTAAAGCTTATAATAAGAAAATAAAGGGCAATGAAAATAACGCCCATTTAAGTGGATTGGTTTTAGATATTAAGAAAGATATGGCCGACGCTGATGCATTTATAGAATCGGCACTTAAAAATGGTTTTAAATTCGCAAAAGAATATGATAAATCCATTCACCTAGACATAAGAGAGATACCAGGACAATGACAGTAGATGTATTCACACCCAGAACGAAAAAGGTCAATCTATATTCAGACTTTCATAAAGACCTGCGTGTCAGTCCTATATCAAAAGACTTAGCATTAATGAAAGATGAAGATGCAGTAAAACAGTCGATTAAAAATCTAATGTTAACTGACCCAGGCGAAAGACTCATGCAACCAAATATAGGTGGTGGCATTAGACAATTGTTATTTGAACAAATGACTCCTGGTACATTAAAACTCATGGAAGAAAATATTGTTGATACCATAGAGATATATGAACCAAGAGCAGAACTTATAGATGTGCGTGTGATTGCAGGCTTAGACGATACACACGTAAATATCAGTGTATTATTTTCGGTGCGAAACGAAGAACAACCTATTCAGTTAGACGTTATTTTAGACAGGACAAGATAAAAATGGCCAATCCAAAAACCCCAATTACAGAACTTGACTTTGATAGTATTAAAAGTCAACTTAAAACATATTTAAAGACGCAGACGCAATTTAAAGATTACAACTTTGAAGGTAGTAACCTATCAGCTATGCTTGATGTTCTTGCTTTTAACTCGTTTCAAAATAATTTCTATACTAATATGGCGATTAATGAAATGTTCCTTGATTCAGCTGTACTTAAAAATAGTATAGTTTCTCATGCAAAGGAATTAAATTATCTTCCAAGATCTCGTAAATCTGCTAAGGCAACTGTAACAGTACAAATTACAGATCCAACACTTACTGATGCTACTGTAACGATTCCACAATATACTCAATTTACAGCATCATATCAAGGTGAAACATATACATTTGTTACTGACCAAGTATATGTCGCGAAAAGAGTTGGAGTTGGTCAATACACTGCAGAAAATGTAGATATCTTTGAAGGACAAATGCTAACCAGTTTCCAAAGGGAAGGATTTATCATAGACGCCGATGGTGTTCTTAGAGTTCAGCTAACAAATAATGAGGTTGATACCGATAGTATTGTAGTATTCGTTGACGCAGAGGCTACAGAGGACCAAAATGTATTTACAAAGGCCTCCACAATCTTTGGAGTCGGACCTCTGGATTTAGTATTTTATTTAGAACCATATCTTGATGACAGATATGCAATTTACTTTGGTGCCAATAAATTTGGATTACAACCTGAAGAACAAGAAGACATTCGAGTAAAGTATCGTATTTGTTCTGGTGAAGAGGCAAACGATGCTTCGTCATTCAATACAGCATTCCTTGAAGGCGCGACAATTAATGTTATTACAACATCCCCTGCTTCCGGCGGTGCTGATAGAGAATCAATGGAAAGTATTAGATATTTTGCTCCTAAGGCATTACAGATTCAAGAACGTGCTGTAACAACATCTGATTACGAAGTATTATTACAACAAAGGTTCCCAGAGATTACAGCGGTATCTGCATACGGCGGAGAGGAACTAGATCCTCCTCAATATGGTAAGGTTGCCATATCAGTTTATCTTGCAGATGATACCACACTTATTTCTTCTACACTTGCTTCTGGTTATATTAATTATCTTTCGTCAAAATCACCATTAGGTATTGAGCCTTTCTTTGTTCAGACCAAATTTATATACGCAGACATTGTTGCAAATTCAACTTATTCAACAAAACGAACTGAAAAATCTGAACCAGAACTTGAGAGTTTAATCAGAACAGCAATACAAAATTACTCAGATACAAACCTGGAAAACTTTGACACGACACTTCGTCTATCAAAACTTTCTTCGACAATCGATGCACTCGATGGTGGCATTGAGAGTACCAGTATTGAAATTCAGCCTATTATTGAATACGCCCCAGTTGCAAACTTTGAAACAAATCCAATATTTAAGTTCTCTGCAGAATTAATTAAACCATATCCTTATAAGAGTGTTTCTGGTTTTGCAGACTTTAAACCTTCTATCAGAAGTAGTGTTTATGATGATATAAATGGTACTTGTGTATACTTTGCAGATGATGGTAATGGTGTTATGATGACAATAACAGATGACATTTCAAACCCACAAATTATCAACCCTGCTGCTGGTACCGTAAATTATAAAACTGGTGAAGTCAAACTTACCAAGTTTGTCGCTAGTGCATATACTGGTGCAGGTATTAAGGTATTTGCAAGATTAAAAAATAATGATATTGTTGCTCCAAAAGGTAGAGTGTTTATTATTAGAGATACAGATGTAAAAATAAACATGACCTCGGAATCAACCGGACTAACAGATTCATCTTCAAGTGCTCCCGTAACAACGACATCGTCAAGTTCTGGCAGTAGTTCTGGCTCATCAAGTTACTAATTAGGAAAATTTTATGGCAACCCAAGGCATAATCGAAAAAAATATAGCCTTTTTTATTAAACACCAATTTCCTGGTATTTACAGGGAAGACGGTTCTGAGCTTGTCCAATTAGTAGAAGATTATTATAAATTTGCCGAGACTCAAACAAATCAACATGTTCATGTTTCCCGTAGATATGATGACTATAGAGATATAGATTCTACACTTGGAAGTATGGTCATATATTTCCAAAAGAAATTCCTTGCCGATTTACCACTTAAATCAGATGTTATTAAGTTTATTGTTAAAAATATTCTTGACCTCTATCGCAGAAAAGGAACGAAGGCTGGTATTGAGCTTTTCTTCGCTATTTTCTATGAAGAATTTGATGTTGATATTACATATCCTGCTGCAAAAATGTTTAAGGCTTCCAATAGTCAATGGAGTCAAGGAATATATCTTCAGTTATATCCAAACTCGGGCATATTCTTTTCAAAGACAGATAAACGATTTGAATATAAAGATTTAATTTCACGTAATATTACAGGTTCTGCTTCTGGTGCAAAGGCAGCAGTAAGTAAAATTAACTTTGTTGTATTAAATGGAATTCAAACACCCATTATTTACATTGATGAATTAAGAGGTTCATTTACTCAGTATGATGAATTAATTACAAACATCGGTGGTGAAGTCATAACATTTGGTCGTGTAAATGGTTCATTAAGTGCCATAGCAATCAATGATGATTTAATAAGTACAACCGAGAATAAAGTTGGTGACGTATTTGATGTTACTTCACAATACGGTGGTGGCGGTAAAGCTGTTGTCACAGAACTCTCAAATAAAACTACTGGTGAGGTTGAATATGATCTTGATAGTGGTGGTTATGGTTATACGATTAATAATACAAGGTTATTGGTTTCGAACCAAGCTTTGGTTGTAAATAATCCTAATCAGGATTTTGTTCTTTATGAAACATTACAAGATACTAATGGCAACCAAGGTATTGTTATAGGTCAAGACGAAACTACTATTGGCGTAAAAATGGATTTAACAGTAGCCGATGGCGCGTTTGATATTGGTCGTCCTATTAGTACTGTTGACAGGTCCACAAACATTACACTTAATCCTGCTTTAATTTCAGCTGTCAATTCAACATCGCCTGGTGTATTGTACCCAGATGGTTTAGATGCAGATAACAATGTCATAGTTTCTTCGCTGACAAATACTTCTCAGGCATATGTAATTACTGACCCTATTGCGCCTCATTTAGCAACGGTACTTAATGCTGCTGATTTTGAACCACCAGCAATGACTGGTACAGCATCACCTGTTAATTTGACAACACCACTTAATACTGCCTTTGATATACAAACACTTACGATAGGAAAAATTGCAGGCTTTGATAATATCAATGCAGGACAAGATTATACAAACAGTGTATTTGCCAGAGCTCAGGATAGTGTATTTAGAAACTTTGAGCGTAGAGACCAAATTTTAAGATTTACAGAACCTGGTATTGCTGGTAACTTTACTGTCGGTGAGATTGTATCCGACCCACTTGATGCTGGTTTGGAAGGAGAGGTTCTTTCCACTGATACAGAGTTTGGTTCAATTACAGTAAGACCTTTTGATTATTATGGTTTTAATAATACAAATAATATTGCCAGAGGAAACGGAGACCAATATCCTGTTGTTGGTGTTGGTATTGACTATACTGCTAGAGTTTATGGTGATAACGCACTTGTGGATTCTGACACTGAATTCAGAGAAGGTAGAATTAAAACTGTAGGAATTGAAAATTCTGGTTTAGGTTACGTACACGGTGAACTCGCCTCATTAGAGGATTCAACCGGTAAAATTTATGCTCAAGGCATTCTTGCAGCAAATACTCAAGGTGTTACATCTGGGTTCTGGGCTGATACATCTGGCCACATTAATGGCTATATTGAAAAAGGCACAACAATATCCACAGAAATACTTCCGGATTCTAATTTCTCAGTTGCATTGGATGTAGTTATAGGTGGCGGTGACCCGGCAGGAAGTGTTGCTGGTTTAACATCGGCATTTGAAACTTGGGTAACGACTACAGCATCAGATGGATTTGCCTTCGGTGATATTAATAAAGATGGTACGATAGATGCAAGTGATTCTGCAGAGTACTTATTATTATCAAACACGGCAACAGCTGAGGCTTCTACAAGTACAACACGATGGAATAATATTATAGGACCAAGTTTAAGAGTTCAACCTTGGTATTCTCAGATGAAAAACATTGTTTATAATGTTACAGATACAACTACTGTTGTCTCACAGGATTATTTCGAATCAGGACAAAGAATTCAGGATAGTGATTTCTACCAAGAATATTCATATGAAATTAAAACAAAGTTAGGTAGAGAACGCTACGAAAAACTATTAAAAGAAAACATGCACTTGTCCGGCGCAAAAATGTTCGGCAATTTTATTTACAAAGTAAAAACAAATGGTGCATCAAAAGCAAGATTCTATAGAGCCTTTAATGACGATGGTTATGGTTCTCCATTAGATATAGCTGACCTACAGATTTTGGATGCTGGTGTTACTAACTTTACAATAGACACAACATATGTAACAGCTGACCATGTTAAAGGTGGTGGATATAATGGTCCAACAACCACAGATCCAGCAGAAATGGCTATCAGTGATGCAAACGGTTCCTACCCAAGTACAACGACTATAACGGTAACATAATATGCCAACAATAACTATTACATCAGACGGCGACCCATATCCAGCTAAGGCAGGAAGGACATCATTAACAAATGATGGTACAACTGCTCGTGCAGGCTTTGGTGGTAATAACCAAATAACTGACCAAAATCATAATTTTGTGTTTGAATATAGAGCTGGAACAAATACTTCAAGCCCACAGGATACAGCTTTAGGACCAATGGGTGTTGCAAATAATGGAGTAGTACTTTTTAATCCTAGTGCAGCGCCGGGCAACTTACCTGGAGGTAATCAAACTCCAAATGCAGGTTGGACTTTTAATGCTGTATTTAATGAAGCTTCTTATGGTGTAGATGCATGTGGAGGTCATCCAGAATCAAATGGAGAATATCATTATCATTCTGGTGCATTTTTAACAAATTGTTGGGATTCAAAACTCTCCTCTGGAACTCCCTATTATAATGATACAGATTTTGGTGGAGATAAATTTAGACATACAAACGGCCACAGCAAAGTATTGGGCTGGTGTTTTGACGGATATCCTTTATACGGCCCATACGGATATCAAACACCTGATGACCCAACTTCAACTCCAGTACAAATGTTAAGCAGTTGGAGTACATTGTCGGCTGAAGGTAACAACCGAGGATTTACTTATTCACAAATCCCGGCAGGAAGTTTTGTTCAAGACCACGAATACGTTACCAACGCAGGAACATTAGATGAATACAATGGCAGATTTTGTATCACCCCAGATTACCCAGGCGGCACATACGCATATTTTTTAACATTTGCTAGTGGCGATTTCAACACCCCAGTATTTCCTTACATATTCGGACTAAGAACTAAAGAGCAGAGAGATGTTACAGGGGCTTAATATAAATATACAATTAAGGAATTTAATTAGAGGACAACATGGCTAAGCAAACAATTCAAATCGGAGCATCGGCGAACGACGGGACAGGTGACCCGCTCAGAAATGCATTCGATAAGGTAAACGACAATTTCAACGAAATATATTTCGGGGCAGGAAGTGGTAGTACTATCACAAACTTTTTTGATTCAAATGGAAATTTGGATCTAGTAGGTAAGCCTCATAAAATAACATTTCTTTATTCTCAATATGCTGACCTACCGACAGCAAGCACATACCACGGTGCTGTAGCTCATACACACGATACCGGCTCATTATATTATGCTCACGGTTCTTGGAGAAAATTACTAGCCGATAATTCCCTTAATGATATTACAAGTTATACAGATCCTCTAAGCAAACATGTTTATTTAGCTAATATCACCAATACCGAAACAGCTGATTATATCCTTAAAACAAATGCTGATGGCACATATACCTGGGTTGCTGACGGTGGTGGTGGCGGTGGTGGTGGAGATGTTAACCAAAATGCATTCTCTACTTTTTCTGTTGCTGGCCAAGACAGTATTGCAGCAGATAACCCAGAGGATACAATTACATTTATTGCTGGCTCAAATGTTACTATTTCAACCAACGCGACCAATGATGCAATTACAATTAATGCCTCCGTATCAGGCGGTGGAGGTGGTGGTGGCACTGATTTAAATTCTTTGGTGGGTGGAGACATTGATGTTGCCACTGATAGTATTGGATTTATTGATGCCGACGACAGTAACGACAGTAAAAAGGAAAGTATTGTTGATATAGTTGCAGCCATTGCTGGCGCTAATATAACAGCAACAGCTGGTGTTCTTTCGGTTGCTGCTCCTACTACTGCATATACTAATTCAGATGTTGATGGCCATTTAAATACAAGTGCAGCAGGCACTAACGAAATTTTATCCTGGACTGGTTCTGATTACGCTTGGGTTGCTGACCAAACTGGTGGTGGTGGTGGAGGCGGTTCTGGTGCAGTACGTGTTTCCGAAACCGAAACTACATCCTCAATTGCAGATGGTGCTAGTGCTAGTGTCTCATATGCAACATTAGGTAAATCATTCTCATTACAAAAAGTTACTGTTGACAAGCAATGTTGGGTAAGAATATATTCTGATACAGCAGCAAGGACAGCTGATGCAGGTCGATCACAAGGTACTGACCCAGCAGATGGTTCTGGTGTTATTGCAGAATTTATTGCAACAGGCTCTGGCTCTACAGAATTTAAAATCACTCCTGCTATTTCAGGTTGGCTTGATGATAGTGAAACCGAGGTTCCCGTAGCAATACAAAATAATAGTGGTTCTGCCGGAACCGTACAATGTATAATACAAGCACTTAAATTAGAGTCTTAATATATGAGTAAGAAACTTTATAACTTAGTTCTTCAAGAAGGCACAGATGAAGCAGCCTTTATAAGTACTGAAGCAGCTGGCATGGAAGTGCATGATAACTTAAGTTTATTTGACATGCTACTTTGTATGAGACTGACAGAAGATGAAGCTGCAATACTTGAATCAAGTGAAAAAGTTTTAGAAATAGGACCGGAAAGAACTGTTATTGAAACGATATCATATCCTAGCTCAACTCCAAGGTATGAAACTCCAGCCGTAACATATAGAACAAAATTCAATCCTAGTAGTGGTGCTGGTGCAGACCATACTGGCTTAAATATGTTTTTTACAAGTGAATTTAATACAGCAGATGGAACACCACCTTTTGGATATTTTCAGGGTTCTGAATATCAATTTGATGATACTGTAAAAAGTAATTTCCTTGGTGAGTATGTTGATATAGTTTCTATTGAGGCGGGAGCTCCTGTCGCAGGTTATGCTGGAACTGAAAACCATGTTGATTTTGAAGAATGGGATAGTAACAATTCCAAATTTGTTGCTATGGATTGGTCATCTGTAAATAGTTCGGCTAGTTCTGCAAGAAATAACCAGATAACAAATGGTTATGCTAATACCTTTTCAGCTCATGCAATTGGTGTAATGAGTGCAGCCGGTGGCAAATATTGTGGTTGGGGTAAAAAATCAACTCTGAGAGTTATGTATTTGTCTGATGGTGTCTCAACAGCATATAGTACAGTTCTTGCCTGGCACAATGCTAAGTCTGTTAACCCTAATACTGGTGTAAAAAACGCAACAGTAGTTACAGGTGCTTGGGGTTATGTTGGTGTTGAACATGAACAATTTTATAAAATAGACGACATTAAAACTTTCGTATCATATGATAAAGATACTGGTGCGTCAACAACACATACACGACCAACAGGATCAGGTAGTGCTCAAAATATAACCATGGTTGCATCTGCAACTGGATCAAGTGATTATGTTGTAAATGGAACTGATAGAAGTGGCACGGTTTCCGGTAATGACCCGACAATTAATATGGTTGTTGGTGATACGATTACTATGCAAAACAATGCTGTGGGTGGTCATCCAATGTATTTTAAATTTGCTCCCACAATTGCAACGGGACAACAAGTCACCACGCCGGCCGCATCTGGCCAAGGCACTGGGACAATATCTTGGACCCCAAATACTGCCGGCACATACTATTATATTTGCCAGTTCCATGGTTCAATGGTCGGTTCAATTATTGTATCAGAAGCACAACCGGCTGGTTGGGGAGACGACTACTCAGTATTTGCAGATAATCTTGCAATTCCCAGAGTTATACTAGATACGAATGGACCAACAATTGATAAATGGATGCTTTCAATACCTGACCAAACAAGATATACAACCTTTGATATTTTAATGTCTAATTATAATTTAGCTGGTGGAATATACCACTTTAAATCTGCAGGTAATAATGCTCACGTAGGCGTAAGCCCAGAGGACCCAAGACACAATAATCAAATTACTGTTGAAGGTGGAAGTACATATGTTATTAATAATATAGATAGTAATGGTCTCAACACATTCAGTTCTGGTTCCATATCAACAGACACAAATAAATTTGTTAATAGAAATGAAATTGATGGTGGACCTAACCAATTTACAATTGCTGCATGCCAACAAGACGATGTAAATAGACTATTGGATGATTATAGCAATCGAGGACCTATGTGTGATTTTGCTGCTTATGGTGCATTTACATGGACAAGCTATCCAACAGGCGTATATTCTGATGGCCGATGGGGTTATTTTAGTGGAACAAGTTGTGCTGCGCCTCTAGCTGCAGGTTGTGCAACCGTATTTTTAGAATGGTATGTCACGCAAAGAGGAGTTTGGCCAACAATGGCTCAGTTAAAAGAGTTAATGGTCAATTCAGCAAAAGAAAATTTAATAGGAGAGGATTTAATTAACTTCTCTAGCATACCAACTGCAGCAGATATATCTTCAACAAAATTATATAGCTCATCAGAAGTGAATCGTATTAAGACTGGCGATTCCCAAAATGGTGGAGCAGATTTAACAGAATTATATGGAACACCACCATTAAGAGTTCATATTCCTTGGGCAATAAGAATGGGAACCGGTAAATATATTGCGGGTGGTGCAGAACAAACAACATACAAGAGACGACCTACAACAGGTTCGGTTTGGCCTCGAAGAAAAGTTATCTTCTCTTCTTAAAATGGAATATATGAAATGATAATAAATAAACATAACCACCCAGAAATTCAAATGAGCTAATCATGGCAGAAATATTAAGTAATAGTTTAAAAAGCGATTTAACCAGACTATTTTTGTCTGATCTAAACAGCAACCAAGAGTTTTATATCTTCGTGAGCTCAGTAGATACTTTTGACCCTAATGATACTCTCAGATCAAAAACTGAATTCAAAGAGAAAACATTATTTGGTAAAAAGGTTGCCGATGCTGATATACATTTTTGTATTCCTTATTACCCTTGGCAGGTTGGTCAGGTATATACGGAATATGATGATACAGTAGATTTAGTTGGCAAAAACTTTTATTCTGTCGTAGGCCCAACTCAAAATGATACTGGTGACTATAGAGTTTATAAATGTTTAGACAATAATAATAGCTCAACAGTTTCAAACCCACCAAACTATAATTCAACAACAACAAATCAGATTTATAAAACAGCTGATGGATATGTATGGAAATACATGTACAGAATTACTGATTTAGAATTTGAGGCATATAATGCTCTAGGTTTTATACCTTTAGTTGGCATGACAGCTAATAATGCAGTACTCCAGCCTGTGGACCAAGGCGGTTCTGTAATCTCTGATGTTATTGTAGAAAATTCAACAATTAATAATGGTTATGTTCAGGAAACTGGTACCTTATCGGCCTCACCAACTGGTGACCAATTGGATATTAATCCTGATGGAACGCTGAGCCCAATAACAAACTATTATACTGGTCAATACATTTATACAACAAACCCGAATGGTGTTTCAAGACTATTTAAAATCACATATTATTTCTATAACACAAGTACAAATAAGGTTCAAGTAAGAGTAGGACCATGCCTATTAACTGGGTCTGCGAATCCAGGTGCTGCTGGTGTTGGTGATAGTGCATCAATTAGAATCTTTCCGGAAATTGAGATTAAAGGAGACGGTACTGGTGCAGTAGCTATTCCAAATATTGTTGATGGACAAATTAATAATGCTATTGTAATACGACAAGGTTCTGGTTATCACAATGTCACCGCAAGAGTTGTGGACCCAATCTTTGACTTTAACCCAGAAGATGCTACAACGACTGATATAAGAGCTTCTGTAAGAGCAGTATTATCACCAGATGGTGGACACGGAATTAATCTTATTGATGAATTTAACTGTAAAAATCTGAGTATATATGGTTATATTTCAGCAGCAGATAACACAGTAATTGGAGACGTTAATACATACTCTGCAGTAGGAGTTGTAAGAACACCTTCATTTGCAAATACAGCACCGGATATTTTTGATAACCGAATTGCGGTGGTCACGAATGACTATGCGAAGGTTACAGCAAATAATACTATAACGCAACTTAATACCGACAACGAAATTATATTCTCTGCAAGGGTTCATGAAGTTGATGACACAGCAAACACAATTTACTTAGCAGAATATATGGGACCATACCAGAATTATGCCAATACTGGAAATGGAGATACATCACTGGATTTAACTTTACCATTTAGAAATGAAACAGGTCAAGTAATTTCAATAAATACACCTATAGCAGATAATATTACAGTTTCAAATTACATTCAAAGGACAGGTGAAGTGTACTTCATGGAAGATTTCTTCCCACTTGCACGTACAGACCTTTCCCGAGAAGAATTTAAGTTTGTATTGGAATTTTAAGGAAAATAATTAAAGATGCCTATTAACACAAACCTCAATCAAGCTCCATATTTTGATGATTTCGATCAAGAAAATCAATATTATCGCGTTCTGTTCAAGCCAGGATTTGCGGTTCAAGCTCGTGAGCTTACTCAGCTTCAGACTACGCTTCAGGACCAAGTAGAGCAATTCGGAGACAATATATTCAAGGAAGGTAGTATTGTTAAAGGTTGTAACTTTACAGAACTTGATGACCTTCAGTTTGTAAAACTTATTGATATCGCTGGCTTTGACCCAAGAAACTATATTAGTACAAGGGCAACCGAAACTATTCTCGGTCAGACAGTAGAACTTGATTATGTTTATGAGGTCGTTGGTGGAACATCAGGTCTGACAGCAAACATTATTCAGGCTGCTCAAGGCTATCAAACAAATCCACCAGATTTAAATACATTCTTTATTAACTATACAAATACATCTACAATTTATAAACAGTTCCAATCTGGTGAATCTTTAACTGTTAATCTTTATAAATTTAAAGTTGGTACAACCGAACCTGTTGCAAACGTACCTAATGTTGCATCTTCGAGAGATGGTGTAGCTGGTCTTGCTGTAACAAGTTTAGCAAACCATGTAGGTAATTCATTTGGTATCCAATCTGCTCCAGGCGTAATCTTCCAAAAGGGACATTTCCTTTTCGCAAAAGACCAAACGATTGTTGTTTCAAAATATACTAATGTGCCAAATGGCATCTCAATTGGATATGAAGTCACAGAAACTCTAGTAAATAATCTACAAGACAATACATTATATGACAACGCCAACGGTTCAAATAATGAAAATGCGCCGGGTGCTGACAGACTTAAAATGACACCAAGATTGGTTGCACTGGTAACAGATGCTGGTGATACCAATTCTAATTTCTTTACTCTTGTTCGTTTCCAAAATGGAAACTCAGTTACAGTTCGTGATGTTTCCCAATATAATGTTCTTGGTGAAGAACTAGCTAGACGAACATATGAGGAATCTGGGAATTACATTTTAAAAGATTTTCCAATACAAACAGACGACAGAATTCCAGAAGGAACAGCTACAAGTAAAGTCCATGCATTGGTAGGTCAAGGTACTGCTTATGTTAAAGGTTATAGAGTAGAAAATTCTGGTGACCGTGCATTCGCAATAGACCAAATTACTACAACAGAGTCAGTAAATGCACAATCTGTATCATTGAATTATGGTGGTTATTTGAGTATCACCTCTGTTCAAGGTACTCTACCACTTGATTATAGTAGTGTCAATTTAAAAAATTCTGGTAATGCTACAATTGGTACTGCTACTGTACTTAATGTTACTCCAACAAGAATTTACCTAAGTGGTATTAAGCTGACTGGCAGTAATTCTGTATCAGCAATTGCTAAGGTTGCAGGTTCTTCTGGTGATATTACGGTTAATGTTTCAAGACTTATAGAGTCAAATACAAAGGCATTGATTTTTAATACAGGTTTAAAGAGTCTATTTGCTACAACAGATACATTAATTCCAGTAAGGAAAACTGAGGCTGCAACACAAACCGCAAACGTCATTACATTGACTGCTGACCCAGGTGAAGATTTTGCATGTACAAATGATGATATTCTTGTTGTCGATAATACCAATACTTACATACCCGTAACATCTGCTACAACATCAGTTAATAATAGTGTGTTGACCATAAACTTAGACCCGGCTGCGTCGTCTGCGACGAATGTGACTGTGTACTATAACAAAAGATTGATAGGTTCATTAAATGGTGTAGAGCCACATAATAAAACTGCTCACGATACATTTATTAAAGTTAACTATACGAATTCTCAATCAAAATATAGTTTAGGTTTCCCAGACGTATTTAAAATTGTAAGTGTTGTTGATTCATCTGGTGAAGATTACACGAGTAGTTTCAGGTTAAAGACAAACCAAAAAGATACATATTACGATATTTCATATATGGAAAGTGTTGCTGGCCGACCAGAACCTACCGGAACTCTTACGATTAATTTAAAAGTTTTTGAGATTGAAAATTCAACTGGCGAATATTTCTTTACTATTAATAGTTATCCAAATTCACTTGATAGTTTTGATATCCCAACATACCTATCTGATTCAGGAACTAGATATAATCTTAGAGAATGTTTCGACTTTAGACCTCACCTAGCAAAAGAGATAAATGCAAGTTATACTGCTACTGCAGGAACAGCTGCTGTAATTACAACTCAGGTGGGCACATATCCAATGACTTACTTTGGGTCTAATCCACCATTACTACCAGCTCCAGGGCAAAATATTACAACTGACATTGAATATTACTTGTCACGAATTGATGTAATCGCTTGTGATTCTTATGGTCAAATTAATCTCATTAAAGGACAAGAGGAACGATTTGCAGTTCCACCTCGTTTGGATACTGACCAATTGGCTATTGCTAATATAACTGTTCCAGGATTCCCTGCTCTGTCAAGAAGACAAGCAAATGCCCAAGGCAAATTTGAATACGCAATTAAGGCAAAGTCAACAGGTATTAAAGCATTCACAATGAAGGAAATGCATGAACTTGATAAGAAAATAGACAATCTTTCATATTACATTTCTCTCAACCAATTAGAATCCGAAACAGAAAATTTAACTATCACAGACGAAAATGGTTTAAACAGATTTAAAAATGGTTTCATTGTAGATCCATTTAATGATTTATCCCTTTCAAATGTTCAAGATAGTAGCTTTAATGCGGCTGTGCCATTTAACCAAAGGATATTAACTCCATCGGTTAAAACATATCCACTAAATTTAAAATATAAAACTGCTACAGGGTCGTCAATCTTCCCATCAACAAGTTTACCAAAAGTTGCAACAATAGCTAGAGATTCAAATGTTGATATTATTAAACAGCCTTATGCATCTAATTTTAGAAACTGTGTAAGTAATTTCTACAAATATGAAGGCGATGGTGCTATCTCACCCCCATATGATGCTGTTTATGATACTACAACAAACCCGGCAACTATAGATATTGACCTCACTACGCCATTTGAAGAATTCCTTGACACTATTCAAGAATTCTTACCGATGACTGATACCACTCAAACTACAAATTTTGTGCAAGATCAAGGTAGAAGAGGTAGACGTGGTGCAGGTGTAGAAACAACAACGACCACAACAAGATCAAGTGAAATTTCAATTGATGGTGGTAGTGTTGACACAAATTTTGTTGGTGACTTTATGACCAACTTCACTTTCGAGCCATTTATGGCCGGTCGTGATATTAAAATTTATATGGCTGGTTTAAGACCATCAACAAGACATTATTTCTTCTTTGACGGTGTAAATGTAGACGCACATATTATTCCTGGAACTCCAGCTGATACAGTTGAAGCAGTAGAGAGATTCGGTGTTAAGGCTGCAAGTGTCGAAACAGATGCCAATGGTGTTTTAAGAGCAGTATTTGCATTACCGAGAGAAACATTCTATGTAGGTGACAGAGTATTACAAGTTGCTGACGTAGATACTATTGGAAATATTGACTCTGCTGGAACATCAAAAGGATTCCTTACATACCGCGCATATAACTTCAGTGTTGAAAAAACAAGTTTAACAACTTCTACCAGACAGCCAAATATGGATGTCAATACAACTGTTACCACAAGAAATGTCGCGAGACGAAGACGTGGTCGTGATCCACTTGCTCAAACATTCT